TAGATTTTACATATAACAATGACTATAATATGGTAATTGATATAAAAACTACCAAACGAGTGCCAACTAAAGCTAATTATGACCATATATTGCAACAATCTTTATATTGGAAATTAACTGGGGAAACTAGAAGATTTGCTTTATTATATGCCTCAGACAAAAGGGTGAATTTTATTGAAATTAGTAAACAAGAATTACAAAATGGGTGGAAACAAATCCTATTTAATATGGAATTTATTGAAAGATTAGATGAAAGATGTAAGTCTAAACAAGATTGGATTTTATCTTTTCCTTATCCGTCAATAGATAGTTTTTATTATAGCGATGAAAACTTTAAACAACTAATAATAAAACTTTACAAAGGAGTAACACAAAATGGCTAAAAAATACATAAATTGCGAAATCAATAAAGTGTTTGAGCCTAAAGGCGGTAAGTTTGGATTAAGCTTAAAACCCTTAGAGGATAATGACGATATTGAAAATTCAAATTCATATAAAGCTCAATATAATAATTTTACAATAAATTATTTCTTGAATGGCGAGGATATTCCCAACTGGTCAAAACAAGGCAACAAGATTAAATTTTGTTATTCAATCAACAATGGTTGGGTAAATATTAATCAAGATGATGAGGTGGAAATAATTAATAATGATAATGAAGATAAAACTTTTAATGAAGCGGTTGATGAATTAGATGATAGTTTTGATCCAACTGAATTAGAAAAAGAATTAAACAATCAAAATGATGATCCTACATTAAATAGAATAAATAATATGGCTGAGTTGTATGCTAAGATATTCAAAGCAATACATACTCACGATTATTTATCTAAACTTGATACTGGTCTTAAAAAAGACATTGCGACAAGTTTTTTTATTCAATTAAATAGGTAGAAAGGTTTATGAGGGTGGAATTTTATCTCCCAAGTTTTTTTTTCACCCTCGCCCATTATGAATAGTATTGAAGAAATAAACGAATTAAAAAGTGAAACATATAAGATCAGCGAAAAAGCTCGTCTTGATAAAGCTGGTGTAGATTCGTTAATGCGTCAAAGAGATCGTCTTAAAGCGACAAGGTATTTATATTATAGATTAGATGCAACACAAAAAGATGCAGAGATGAAAGCAAAAGCAGATAAAAAAATTGAAGAATTAGACGAGCTAATTAACAAAGCTGAAAAAGATTCAGGAAAATCTTGGGCGAAGTTAGAGGCTCATAGAATACATATAGATTTATTAAGATCGTATCATTCAACAAAAAGAGAGGAGTTAAAACAAGGGTTATGAAAACAACTGTTAAATATGGAATTGATTTTCCAATATGGAATGGCGGCAACAGAATTGTAGGTGTTGCTACATGGCGACTTAAAAAAAACAATCTTAATTTATTTTGTAATTATAGACGCAAGAAAGATGGCAAAAGACTATGGGAAGGGAATTTATACATAACTGAAAAATTTGCGAGTAAGTTTCCAATTAAAGAATATAATGGCAAGAATGGTAAATTTACAGTTTATCAAATACCCCTACAAGATTTGCAAGAATACAATAATCAGATATGGGATAAGTATTACCAAAAGAAAAATGCCAATTTGACTAGTCCTATATACTCCCAAGAGCAAATATCTGACATTTTAAAGAAAAATCCTATTATAAGGGATATTGCCGAGCATTTTGGCGGTGGGGAATTAACCCCAAATCTCTAAATCGACATAAAGGGGTCAAACTTGCCCATATATGCAATAGTGCCTTATATGGATTACGGATATACCCTTACCCTCAAATACCCCTAAATGAGCCTTATATGGCTTTCTAATTATAGAACATTTAGGGAACATACCCCAGATACTTAAAATAATTAAAAATAATTATCTTTTTTATTTGATTAATGTTAATAATTCTTATAATTTATTAACAATGATTAACGAAAGGAAACAAAATGAGGATATGTCTTAAATGTAATAAGCCAATTAAAAAAGGGCAAAAAACAAATAGTGTACAGATAAAAGGCGAAAGAAAAGGTAACTCTATTTCTATAAGTGGTGTTGTTACATATCACAAAGTTTGTAAACAAAATAATTAGTGATTGTACCTCACTTTCGAGTGGGGTACGACCAACAATTAAGTTGGAATGAAAGGGAAAATAAAAATGGGATACCGTTTAAAAAACTCTAAAGAATTAACCATTAATTCGTTCCGAGGCTACTCTTCGAGGCGATCATGGATATTTGCTTAATATCTTAGAATGGAATGAAGAAGATGAATGTTTTGAGTCCAAATATAACTTGAACATAATTGATGAAGATCCATTATCTCAAGACAGTTGGTCTTTTGAATATTGCGATAATAGAAAAAAGCAATAATTAATTGATGATTGCACCTCGCTACTTGGCGAGGTGTGACCAACAATTAAGTTGGAATGAAAGGGAAAATAAAATGGAAAATTACACAGACCTTAAACAAATACGAGAAATCTTAACAAACAATTATCATGGTATGAAATTTACCCAAGATGATATGTATGTTGTAGGTAATCGTTTATTCATCAATGAAGATGGTAAAATTACTACCTATGATTACCCAGTTAATCCTTACTTTGAGGCTTATTCTACTGGTATTAATTATACAACCTTGTCTTTTAAAACATTTATTGATTCTGAGGTTGAAACTGAGAGAAGAAGACAACTAGCAAAGTTTAAAGAATCTCACAGAGAATTAATATCGTATCAAAAACAAGTAAACTAAATAATATGGAAACTTTATTATACTACTTTTTACTACCAGCTTTCTTTGGAGGGTTGGTAGTATTTATTTTATTACTAGCTTATCAATATCAACAATGGGAGGATAAACAATGAATATAAATGAAAATGAATATAAATTTTTATCTTATGTTTATACAGATATGTGCGGAGATGATGAGACAACTTTTTTCAAGTATAGCTTTAGAAAAAGATTAGATGATTATTTTATTTCTCATTTAACAAAGAAAAAAATAAGAATGTCTCATAGATTAGTTAAACTTTTATTGTACATATTAAAGTCTGCATCATCAGCAGATGCTATTACCAATGAACTCTACTTAAATTTAGAAGAAGTAAAACATTTAGGTAAGAAATTAGAAAAGTATTTAGGTATTAGTTAATTAATCGTAAAGTGATCTGCTGGACGGAAATTTCTATCCAGCAGTTCATTATCTTTGAGTTCTACATAATCTGTTTCTATTTTTATTGATTCTATACTAGGCACAAATTGCGTTGCTTGTGCCATATCCTTTCTAAACCAATCTTCTCTTTGTAAGTTTGGGTAAACATCTGGAAAGTCAAAATCAAAATACAAGTAGTCTTGCATAAAGTCGTGTTTTACTAAAACTTTTGCTCTTACCTTTACTACTTTATTTAGCAATCCCTTTTGTTTTTTCATACGATCTGATCCCAGCCATCCCTAAGAGTGCCATAGTCAATGGCATTAAAGTTCCCATATCCATTTGAGGCAAAGGCATGGTTTCGATGCTAAATGTTGCAAGAATAAACATTAAGAATTGTTTAATTACAAACTCCCACAAAATTGCAACTGCACAACTAAAGCCAATTAGTGGTCGCCAAATCCTTTGAATAAATCCACCTAAACCACCAGCAGTAGATTGTGCGTCAGCAAGGTTTATATCCATTTGCTTTTCTTTAAGTTTAGATTGTAATTTTTCTAAAGCAATTTTTGCTTCGTTTCTTTCTTCGTCTGAAGTGTAGAGATCATCTACTATATCTCCAATAGCTTTTATGCTGCCACCACCTAATAATTTTCCTAACATTATAATCCCCTTATCATATTGGAAAGGATCAAAGCTCTAGACTTAACTTGCACCGCCCACCTAGAATCCATCATTTCATCTGAGGCTTTACTAAAGTCTTTGTCTTTCAATCCTTGTAAAAAGTTTTTAAATTTTAACACTCTGGGTTTGCCTAAATTGAAACACATTTCAATTAAAACCGATTCAACAATTTCTTTTTGTTTATCAGAATAAGTTTCCCAGACTTCTATTGTAATTTCATCTCTTATTATGTCCTTACCATCTTTTTCTGCTATAGAATAATCCTCATTAAAAACACCGTCTAATTGCTCTGGAGAGTAAATTTCTCCCATAACGAAATCATCTTTAATGGTAACAAGATGACCATAGCCAACAGTCTTGTACCCAAGACTGTCAGCATATACAGTAGGACTAAAACCTTCGTGTTCTTTAATCCTTCTTTTTGTGTCTATCATAATAAGATAAAAAGCAAAACCACAACAGCGATTGCTCCTAGTACGTAGTATTTCTTATTTCTTGGTAAGTTATAAAATTTGAAATACAATTTAAATAGTTTCATCATAATACATTACTCCCTATTTTATTTTTCGGTATGGATCAGTGCTTAATCTAACAGCTTTATCAGGTTGCACATTAGCCACGATATCTTCTAAGTTATTTTTAATGTGATGTAAAACATTACCTACAATACTTTCTTTAGTGTGATCTTCTACAATAGAATCAAAGGTTTTACCTTCTTCTAAATTGTTTGTTATTGAAATACTGTGTGCCTTAACTTCTTTGTCTATTGTTTGTTCGTAGGGTTTAATATTAATTCGTAAGTAAGTTGGTTTAATTCCAGTTGCAGTTGGTACAAAACCCAAGATTGCAAATGCACGGAAATTGTCTATGGTTAAACGCAACACTCTTGAAATTAATCTATTAGGCATCTGACTCTATTAACATTTCTATAATATGTTTTGCTTTTTGTAAATTTTCTTTTCTACTACCTTTATTTCTTAGTATGTATTGAATAATGTCGCCTTCAGCTTTTCCTATTTTATTTTTAATAAAGAAATCCATTGGTTGTATTTTAAAGTTTAAATAGTGTTTACCGCCTACTTGCTTTTTGAAATAACTCACGGAACAACTTTATTCCATTTTCCACCTTTATTCAATATCATTGGTAAAAGTTTAGGCATACCCTCAATAATTATGCCCGTACCTATCAACGGTCTATCCTTAAACACTCTTCCGTAAGCCATAGCCATACTGTCTTTATCTACTAAACACCCCACCTGGAGTCCCCATGTTAAAGCATCTGGCCTAGAAACATATTCAATTTTCATTTGAGAATGATAATGTCCTTGTACGCAACTCATTCCGTATTGTTGTACTAGCTTTGTGATATTGGCCACTTTACCATGACAAAAATAAACCCTACCAGTAGCAGTTTCCAATGTAATATCTTCGTGCCATTTCCAACCTTTCCCCACTTGTAAAAAATCGTTATAATCTTTGATATATGCTTTTGGTATTCCTGTGGCAAATGCTCTTCGGTAAGCCAAACTTCCGTGATTACTATGTACTAAATCCATTTTAGGAAATAGTTTTTCAATCTCGTTTATAGATTTTAATGCTATCCTATGTTCATCACCAGCACTTGGTAGGTCTGGATCGCTGTCGTGAAAAGATAGTGCGTGATGATCTAATTCATCACCAATATTTACAATACGAGTAGGATTATATTTCTTTTTAATTGCTTTTAAAAAATCTAGCATATCGGGGTGATGATATGGTATATGTTGGTCGCTTATTACAAGAATTGTTTTCTCTATCAATTTTCTTCCCATCTAAAAATTTGTTCTACACTCCACCCAGTTTTTTTTGTATCACTATCTGAGCTTTCTTTATCGGTTGTGTTAGTTTCATAACCTATTTTAGTTTGGTGTGGTTTAACTGAATAATCACAAGACACTAACACAATTAACAGTAAAAATAAAATAATAGCAATGTCTAATTTCCATTCGTGAGGCGGATATTTAAAGCCATGCCATTTCATTTATTTTTCTTATTCTTTAATTTCTTGTTAATCTTCTTTAATTGTTTTTCAATTACTTCGTGTAAATGTTTTTGTTCATGTTGAATTGATAGTAATTCTTTTTGTAAATTAATTGTTGATACTAAATTCCAGCTAATTAAAGCCATTAATCCTACCAGGCACACTCCTATTACTTTTTCTGCTAAGTTCATTCTACTATCCTCTTAATTTTTAATCTGCAATTATCAGCTACGCAATCTTCGTACAATTCAGCTTTTACTTCCTTGCATTGAATTGTCATGCCATCTTGATCTTCACCTATACTCCTAGTGACTACTCTTTTTTGCTCCAAACAATCCGACATACCATCAGTTGGAACGTACTCAATTACAGACCCGTTGCTTATCATCATTATAGCAAATACAACATTAATCATGTGAAGTCCCGTTCCTTAATTTATCTGTTAGTGTTTCTAAATCTATTACTCGCTCTTCTATAAACTGCGAGTGCATATCTACTTTATCAATCATAGGTAGCTTTTCTTCTACATCTGTTTTTAATTTATCGTGTTCTTTAGAAAGAAATTCCAACAACATATACTGCTCTTGGTCTATTGGTTTTTGTTCTGCCGCCTTTAGTAAATCGGCTTGCATTAGTTGTAATTCTGTTTCTATAATATTTAATCTTTCAATAACTCCGAATCCAAACCAAGCTCCAACCATACATGCTCCCAAGATACTGAGCAAGTTGCGCATCGGCATGGACACGGATGTGCTGTCCGATATTTTCATACTTCATCCAATGTTATTGTTTTACCTTGACAGAAAAATTCAAATCCATTTAATTCTTTACCATCAACATTTCTAAAATCTTCTAGTATGCTATCAACCAGGAGTACCTTTGTTTCATAGATGTATTGATGGCATTCTTCTTTGCTTTTAAAGACTTGATGTTGCCAATATTGAATAGTAGGTTCAGCAGTTCCTGCAAACACTAGCATAACAGCTATGTTCCAAGTCATTTTTTCTGATTGTTCTTAAAGATATCTACGCCCTTGAGGCCGTATATGCTGCCCACGACTCCGACAAATAGCATCTGGTACCACATCGGGAGAGCTGCAAACTGTACAAAGAAGATATCTATCTTATCTTTAATCATTGGATCATCACTAAAGACACTCCATATTAAAAGTAAAATGGGTAATGATATTAAAATGAGAACGAATTCATCTTTCCATCCTTGATCATTTGAAACTCTTACAGCTTTCTGATATTCAATTTCACCAGTAGCCATCTTTTCTGCATGGAGCATAGCAGCATCAGACTCTAACATCTTACGCTTTTGTCTGTTTTTCATTATATGAGTACCAGCACCTACTGCTAGTTTTAATACATCTAATATCATAAATTATCTTCTTTCCATATTTGGACATCAAAGCAAGGACAATCCTTTTCACTAATTTCATTGTGACCAATTACTTTAGCATCAGGATAAGTTGCTAATACTTGTTTAACTAAGTCTAATAAAGCTGTCCATTGTCTGTCTGTAAAATTATCTTCGATAGAATTATCTTCTGCCATACCACCGACCATAGCTATACCTACACTTTTACCGTTGTATCCAGATGCGTGTGCGCCTGTATCTTTTATATTACGACCTAGTTCTACTTCACCGTTTCTTCTAATTACATAATGGTATCCTACATCACGCCATCCTCTTTCATTGACGTGCCAGTTTCTGATCTCATTGAGACCTATATCCATTGATGGTTTAGTTGCGGAACAGTGAATGACTATATACTCAGTCGATCCACGAGGTTCCATTATGTAACTATAAAAATGACAGCAATTATAATAACAGCACAAATACCAGCTTTATATGGCATTGGTGTTATTTCCCATTTATCTTTTACAAATTGTTTAATTGTTTCTATATTCATTTAATCCTCCAGATAATAAGATTTAATTAATTCATCTACAATCAAACCTT